AATCTTCTAAGAATGTTAATTTTTTCTTGCTTAGAAGTTGAATGTTCAGTAAAGAGTCTTGTTGCGTAAGCTAAATTTGAATTAAAAATCGCAACCTCATTTAATTTATCTCTAAATAAATTAAGTGCCTTTCTATATTCTTCATTTTTAGCTCTTAGCATCTGGAGTTCTTCCATTACTTCAACACTTTCGGCAACATTTTTACCGTATTCAAAGTTTCTGTTAGGAGTTACTCCTTTTCTGAGTCCTCTACCTGACTTTGACCCGAATCCATAAGTACGAGCCGCCTCCATAGCTTCCTTTTTCGAAAGTTTTTTTTGTGTTTTCGGTGATGGCATGTCCATCATTTCTCCTTCCTTAAATTCGAATTTTGGTCCTTTACCCAATCCAACAGTTTTACCTTGTTTTTTCTTTTCGTTAAAACCACCTGATTGTTTTTTGTAACTGAATTTAGGAGAACCTAGTTTAGCACCTTTACCAACTTTAGCTTTCATACCCTCTTTGGTTTCCATTTTTGTGGCTTTTTTAGCTTCCATCATATGGTTATACCCTTCATTAGATTCTGATTCGAAATCGAATTCTAAGTCTTCGTCTTCTTCAATACCTGAGTATTCTCCGTCGCCGACCATTTCATCAATTTCAATTTCATAGACGACCTCGTCTTTTATTGAATCTTCATCTTCTTCCATCTCGTACGAATCTTCGAGCTCTTCTCCTTCCATTTGGAGGAGATATTCAGCATCGGTTTCATCATCAGAAATTTTTGTGTAATCACCATCAGGAACTACTGTTACAGTGTCAGAATTTTTCATGTTCTTAAATACATTGAAAACTTTTTCGAAGTTGTCTTCACCTGTAAGGTCAGAAATTGGTTCCATGTCCATTTCCATGTCCTCATCGTCCATATCCATTTCCATGTCGTCCATATCCATTTCCATGTCCTCTTCATCCTCCTCAGATTCGTCCTCAGATTCCTCTTCGTCCTCATCCTCAAATTCTAAATCGGTTTCAAGTTCATCTTCTTCAGCCTCTTCAGCGTCTTCGTCTTCAGCTTCAGGAAGCATGACCAATTCTTCATCATTAGTCTCATCTTTCATAGACTCTTTTACTAATTCGCTAATTTCTTCCTTCATTGTAGAAGCAAGTATTTCTTTTGCGTTTTCATTAATCACTTCCTCCAAATTCTGTATTTGGAGAAGTGTTTCGTTAACTAAATTTTTTTCAGCCATTTAAACTTTTTTTTAATAAATATATTGAGAAGTTAAAAAAATAAGTTTTTTACGATTATAAATGAAAAAAGGGGACTTTCGTCCCCTTTGATAATTTTAAATATGAGTATATATTACTCTACTACTTCGTTAATTTTACTCTCAACAATTGCCGTAATTCTCCAATCTTGAGAATATGATTCAAATAGTTTAGTGACTTTTGCTTCAACATCAGTCGGGCTAAACCCTTTGACAAGTTTTTCTTCTTTTTGTTTCTTAATTTTACCTGATTCTGAATCAACGTCATCAATTGTGATTTTTGCTACAAAATATTTTTCGTCCATATTAATTATTTTGATAAATAATCGGTAAGTTTTTTCATTAAATCAAGTGATTTGCCGGCTTCTCTTTGTTGTTTTAATTCTTTTTCTTCTTGTAGGTTTTCTTCATACTTGTATCTATCTTTTTCGTCTTTAAAAAGATAAGCTCCAGGTGTTGATGGGGATGATACAAGGTCAAAGCAGATTAATTCAAAATCTTCTTGTACTTCATTCTGTTCTCCTCTTTTTGCAAGTGAACCGACTCCACGGGAAGATATACCAAGAGTAACTCCTTGTCTTAAAAGATTTGCGGCTTGGTCTCCTTTGGTTGATACTATTCCTCTTTCGTGAAAACCTGGTGAAGTTAATAATCTTAATTTACCAAGTAATACATTTTTGTCCCACCACATATCAGTTATAATGTGAGATACTCTATCAAGGTCAATCAAAGATGATTCAGGGTGATTAAGCTCAGAAAGAGAAGTTCCTCTTTTGATATAATTTTTTGTGTAGTTATCTGCCTCTCTTTTTAATATTTTTTCAGGGTATACTCTACCATTTCTATTAGGCGTGTCGTATTTCTGTAAGACAGCGTAAAATTCAAAAGGTTTAGAATGGTCGGTTGTATTAAAATTTTCTTTTATGATTCTATCATTAGAAAACTCATTTGGGGATACGTATCCCGCATCGTATTCAATTAATATACCTCTACCTATTTCTGTAGGACCTAAAATTCTGTAGTTTTGCATTTAATATTTTCTTTATAAATATTAAACTACCATCAAATTTTTTTCTTTATCGTTTTTTGTTAAATGAAAATCGAATAATTCAGATTGTTGGAATATGTCTTTATCTAAAAAAGAGACTAACTTTTTAATTTCATTTTTTAATTTTATCGATTTGAAATCTATTTCAGTTTTTGTATATATAGTGATTTCTAAATTCATAAATGACCTCTTACCTACAGCAATCCCGCTAGTTCTTAAATCTAAGTCAACAATAAATTTATTATGAAATAAAAATTTATCGGATACCTCGAGTAATAATTGCTTAATTAATCTATTCAAACAAGACACTTCTCTATTCCAATTTTCCAAAGATTTTTTTGGTTCAACCCAAGACTGTATGTTTATGTATATTGACTTTAAATTTTTTGAATCTACCGTTCCATAAGAAGTTTTAAAATTTTTATATCCCTTCAGCACACAAGATTTCCCTTTTTTCATTTAACTTTGCATAATATCTGTTTATTTATATAATAAATTTAATAAAAAAAAACCAATTGTCAAAATGTTAATTATTGAAATTAAGAAGGGTAATATTGAGGGAGCTCTTAAGCAATTCAAATCTAAAGTTATTAAAACAAAACTTGTTTCACAATTACAAGATAGAAAAACTTACAAAAAAAAATCTGACGTAAAACGTCAGATTAAGAAAAATGCAATTTATAAACAAAAGAAATACTCAGAGAGTTAAACCATTGTTTAATTCCTCAAGTTTTAAGAATTCTTTTTTGTTGAATTTAGTATTTTGAATCTTATTTTTTGTTTCAGATAAAGTTTTTTTAATTTCCTCGTCAGATTCATTAATTAACTTTTCAAGTTTTTGAATTGTTGATTCTTTAATTGTTTCAAACTCTTCTTTAGTTGGGTTCTTTTTAAGTTTAGAAATAACTTCTTGTCTATCAGATTCATTTAATTCCGATAAAGTTTTCTCAATGTTTGAATTTGCGATTTTCATCATTGTGCTTATCGGGACAACTTTCTTAGATTCCTTTATAGTTGGTTGTTTAGTTAAAGACTCAACTATATTTTTTTTAGCGATTGACTTTTTTTCAGGCTTTAAATCGTCTCCGTAAATTAAATCATCAATAATTGTATAATTATTCTCCTTAACTAATCCCCTTGTCCACTTAGAAATTTTGGTTATAAGGTTTTCAGATAATTTAATATTTTTAACTTCATTAGATAAATCGTCCACCAAATATTGAGCAGTTTCTTTATCTAAGGACTTATTTTCTTTTAAAGTATCATATATGAAGTATAATCTTTTAAAGGATTTATTTTCGAGAAGTTCATTCTTGAAAAACTTCATATCTTTATCTAATTGTTTATCTACAAAAGATTTAACTAATTTATTTTCTACCAAAGTTTTTATTACACCGAATCTCATATTCATTGTTTCAATATAAATATCAATCTTTTAGTAAGCTTTTTAATTTTTGTTCCATTTCACCCAAAGATTTTCTTGCTTTTGATAAATCAATCATATCATCATCATCAATCATATCACTTTCGAGTAAAATATTCATGTCTTTTTCTATGGATTCAGGTGTAACTCCAGCTTCACCACCTGGTTCAGGTCCTGGTGGGGGTGGTGCCGGACTTTCAGGTGCCGATGGTAATTCAGGAGCCCCTCCACCTAATTCAGATGGTGGTGCTCCACCTTCTCCTCCTTCTGAAGGAACACCAGCTGGTTCACCTTCTTTTTTACCATACAATTTATCCAAATTATCAAATAATCCTGTATGAGTAATAACCTCAGCGGTTTTCTTAAGTTCTTCACCAACCGCTCTTTCAATTCTTTGTTGTTGTAAATCAAGTTTAATTTCTTCATCACTAAACCCAAGAATATGTTTTTTAGCCCAAGATTGTGAAACTGCCGCAATACCTGAACCTGGGTCTGCTACCATATCTTTATATAATGTCACTTTTTCTTTCCAAACATCAATTTTTAAAAGGTCAGCTTGGGTAGATGGATTAGTTAAAGATAGTGAAAAATTAGAAATTTCATCCTCGAATCCTAAAAGAAACAAATGTATAATTGCAATTTTATTTAACTCTTGAATCATAGATTTTTGAATTCTATTGATTGTTCGAGCAAAACGAATATCTTGAAGTGAGAGATTTTTACCATCACCTACAGTTTCTTCAAACCCAAGAAATGCCTTTGGTACTCGAAGAGCCGTTAAAAGTTTCTTTTGGATATATTCAATATCGGCAATTTCTGACAGGTTTTGAGCCCCTGCAAGGGTTTCAATTGGTGAGGCTTGAGCGGTATCACGAACAGGAACAAAGTAATCTTGGTCAACGGCCATTTGATTAAATCTCATATCTACATTTCCTGTTTTGTGGTCAACAACTTGGTCCCTCTTAAACTTATTTGCAAACCTTTGTACATATGGCTCAACATCTGCGTCATCCATATTACCAACAAATACTTTAAATATTCGTCTTTCAGGAGCTCTTGATGTTCTGTATATCAACATTGCGTCCTCAGACAAAAGAAGTTGTTTCCAAATACGTCTTGCCTTTTCAAGCATAGAAGTACCATAAGGTAATCTTCTATCATCCCCAAGTAATCTAAAGTGAGCAATCTCCCATATATTAAATTCAAGGTCTTTTTGTTTCCACTTAAATCTTGTATGTTTTTTAACTGGATTTGTATCAGAATCAGAGGATTTTGCACCCATACCGGCTTCCAATCTTTCAATCTCAATAATTGGAAGTTGCATACAACCAATAATTCCTTTTTCAGGGTCAAGTTTTAAGTAAATAAAATTGTCACCATACTTACAAGTGTTTCTTGTCCACATCGGTAAGTTGGTATTTATATCTAAATTATTGTTGAATAAGTCCGCCAATATTGATTTTATTCTTCTTGACTCAGAATAAATCTGTAACATAAAACCATTTTGGTCAATTGTTGTTGACTCCTCAGCATAAATGTCAAGAGCCGCTGAAATTTCAGGAGTAAACTCCATTGATTCGTAATCATAAAAAGATGACAACCTTGTTGGTTCATAATAAACCGCCTGAGTGTAAAGGTTATGCTCAATTTTACCCCATTGGTTTGCTAAATAATAGTTTTGTTGAGCTTGTAATTTTTCTCTATCGTATTCAGATTTTGACTGAGTACGAAGAAGTTCTTTTTTATCGTATTTGTAGGTTGGGTAGTCTTGACCAAGTAATGAATTGGGTCCAAATGCTTGAGA